GCGGTGCGCAACGTCGAGATCGAGAGCCACCTCGACGAGCTGATGAAGGTCATCGACCTGTTCATGAAGTTCGCCGACATGGAGACCTTCGTCGGTCCGGCCACCGGCGGCGACATGTCCCAGACCCCGAGCGAGCCGATGCGGACGGCGGCCGGCGCGAGCATGCTGCGCGGCGACGCGGCGCTCCCCTTCAAGGACATTGTGCGCAACTTCGACAGCTTCACCATGTCGGTGATCCAGAGCGTCGTCGAGTTCAACCGCAAGTTCAACCCGGACCAGGCCCCGGACGGCGACTACAACGTCATAGCGCGCGGCGCGACATCGCTGATCGCCAAGGAGGTGCGCGGCATGCAGGTCGACCAGCTCGCGGCGTCGCTCAAGCCGGCGGAAGAAATGCACGTCGACATGCGCAAGCTGATCGAGGCGCGGTTCGCCACCCGCGACCTCACCGACCTGCTCAAGCCGCAGGTCGACGTCGATCGCGACCAGGCCGCCGCCAACGCCAAGGCGTCGCAGGACCAACAGAGCGCCCAGGCGCTGCAGGAAGCCAACACGCGCAAGCTGCTGGCCGACGCCTTCAAGAACATCGCGCAAGGCAACAAGAGCGCGACCCAGGCCGATGTCGCGAACATCGACGCCTCCCTGAAACTACTGGAAAACGGAGTGAACAATGGCGGTCCCGGCGGAAGTATTGGCCAAGGCCAGGCGGGCGGCGGACCTGCTGGCCCGGCTCAAAGCGAGCCAGGGCAGCTCGGAGTTCAAAGCGCTGGTGGACCTCCTCCAGCTCAAGCTGGAGCAGTCTAAGGACGCGCTGGTGTCCTGCGCGCCGGCAGACCTCTCAAGATACCAAGGCGAGGCGGTGGCCTATCGACGGCTCCTCCTCGAACTGAACCTAATCGCCAACCAACCTGAGTGAGTGACATGGCCGAGATCAAAACAACGGACGACACACTGAACGATGACAATTTCACCAAGGCCTTCGACATGCTGTCGAGCATTGGCGACAAGGCCCCGCCCGCGGATTTGCTGTCCGACGAGCCGGCAGCCGCGACGACCACAGACCCCGCCGCAGCCGCCGCAGACCCCGCCCCGGTGGTGGTTCCGCCGGCCGGAGAGCAGACCGAGTTCGTCGACCCCGCCGCCAATGCTGAAGCCGACGCCGCGGCAGCCAGGCCTGTCGAAGCCGACGCCGCGGCAGCCAAGCCTGTCGAAGCCGCCAAGCCGGACCCGCTGGAGCGGCTGGCCGATCTTCTCCAGAAGAACCAGCAGCAGGCCCCGCAGCCCGCGCCGGTCCGGCCGGCGCAGCAGCAGGCTCCGCTGTTCAGTGCCGAGGAGGCCACCTTTCTCTCCGAATACGAGAAGGACTTTCCTGACGTAGCCCGAGCTGAGGGCCTTCGCCGCCGCGCCGAGAACAACGTGCTCGTGCAGCATATCTTTAACGAAGTCGCCAAGGTGATTAAACCCATCCAGGACGCCGCCTTCGGTGTGATGGAGCAGCAGCACACCGCTAATCTGCATCAAGCCGCCCCAGATTACGACACCGTTCGTGACAAGGTGCTCGACTGGGTTGAAACGCAACCATCCTACTTGCAGGTGGCTTACAAGCATGTTATCGAACAAGGGACGGTCACTGAGGTCGCTGATCTCATCAACCGATACAAAGCTTCCACAGGTGTAGCGCCAGCGGCCACAGCCGCCGCCAACGCCGCGCCCGCAGCGAAAGAAACCGAGCTGCCTGCGGCTGCCAAACAAGCGGCTGCCGCACTGGCCCCAGTCGGATCGAAACGGTCGGTAGCGGCCAAGGGTGAGCCCTCGACATTCGAGGACGCCTTTGCAGCCTTTGCCGGGCAATCTTGACCCCTCGTAAGGAGCCAGTCCAATGACGGCAATGACCAGTTATGGCGATATTTCCCCGGCAGTCGCCGCCTATTCCGTGGTTCGCATGCTCAAGCGCGCGATGCCCTATCTGCATATCGAAAAGTTCGGCCAGACCTATCCGCTGCCGACCAATTCGACGCAGACCGCCAAGTTCCGCCGCTACTTCCTGTCTGGCGCTGGCGGCTCGGCCGGCACGCAGACCCCCGGCTCCGGCTTCTACATCCCGGTCGCCACCACGCCGCTCGTCGAAGGCGTGACGCCCAACGGCTCGGTCCTGGCCAACCAGGATTACACCGTCCAGCTCGCGCAGTATGGCGACTTCGTCACCATCACCGACGTGATCGAAGACACCCACACCGATCCTGTCCTGCAGAACGCCACCGACATCCTCGGCGAGCAGGCCGCGGTGACCGTGGAGACCTTGCGCTTCAACGTGCTCAAGGCCGGTCTGAACGTCTTCTACGCCAACAAGGTCGCCTCGCGCACCTTGATCGCGACGCCGATCGCGCTTGTCGATCAGCGCGGCGTCACCACGGCGCTGAACCGCCAGAACGCCAAGAAGATCACCCAGGTCGTCGGCTCCACGCCGGACTTCAACACGAAGTCGGTCGAAGCCAGCTACATGGCGATCTGCCACCCCGATCTCGAAAGCGATCTGCGCTCGCTCGCCAACTTCAAGGTCGTGGCGGATTACGGCCCGCACACCACGCCGTTCGAGGGCGAAATCGGCTCTCTGGAGCAGGTCCGCTACCTCACCTCCACCGTGTTCGCCCCATGGGCTGACGCCGGTGCGGTGATCGGCTCCTTCGTGGCCGGCGCTTCGGGCTCGACATCGGGCCGCTCGACCTCGGGCGTCAACCTCGACGTCTATCCGATCCTGATCTTCGGCCGCGACGCCTTCGGCATGGTCCCTCTGAAGGGAAAATCGTCCATGACGCCCATGGTCGTCAACCCCAAGCCGGCCATCGGCGACCCCCTCGGCCAGCGCGGAACGGTGGGCTGGAAGCTCTGGACCGCCACGGTCATCCTGCAAGACGCTTTCATGGCTCGCCTTGAAGTCGCCTGCTCGCAATAATGAGTGAGGGGCCGCCACAAGCGGCCCCATCCTCGCCCCGTAATTCCAGGATCAGGAGATCCCCATGACCACCGACGTTATTGATGTCACATTCCACGGTTCTGCCTTCCCCGCGACCTATGTCGGCGACGGCACGATCATCGGAAACCCCTACTACAACGATGGCGCTGAGCTTCTGACGCTCAACTTCACCTCGGACGGCAACGCCGTCTCCATCCCGGTCGGCTTCCAGCCGCAGGAGATCGAGGTGATCGACGTCACCGACCTCACCACATGGCAGTGGAACCGTGGTCTTGCCGCGACCAACACATTGAAGACGGTCGCCGCCGGAACCATGACCCTCGACGCCACCTCGGCGGTCTCCGTCGCAACTTTCGACGGTCGTTCGACGGTCATCCTGTCCGCCGCGGCGTTCCCGGCGTCCAAGAACATCATCGTTCGCGTCCTCGGCTAAGGTTTTCCTCCCTGGAAAAACCCCAACTGGGCGGGCTCCGGCCCGCCCTTTTTCCTGAGAGGGCCGATGTTCGACAACCCGTGTGAGGTAGCCCCGATGTCCAGCGACAGCGTGCGCGTCAAGCGCCTGACCAACGGCTACATGATTTGTGTGACCGACCCCAAAATCCAGAAGGCCAACGACGCCCGTGATTTCTCGTCCAAGAACACCGCGCCGTACCGAGACCCGGACCGTGAGTTCGTGTTCAAGAACATCGACGCCGTCCTGGCGTGGTTGAAGGCCAACCTCGACACGGCCCTCCCAGCCGGCGACGTAACCTCCTCTTTTGACAGCACATTTGACGCAGCAGTGAAGGATGATGACGATGGCGACGAATAACCTCGGCAATTTGGAAGAAGACTTCGGCGCGGCCTCCAAAGGCGCAAAGAAGACAGCGGTGGCGCAAGGCCTCCCAGAGACGGTGCGCGTGATCCTCAATGAGGACGACGCCATTCCCCCCACGGGACTGTTCGTTGGCTTCAATGGCCGCGGCTATCTTATCCAGCCGAACCAGGAAGTCGATCTCCCGCTTGGGGTCTTGGAAATCCTTGACAATGCGATCCACTCGGTTCCAAAGATTGACCCCTTGTCCCGACGTGTTGTAGACTACGCCAGCCGCCCGCGGTTCACGTATCAGACGGTGAGGGGCGGCGGCAAAAGGGCGGCCTAAAGATGATCCTACGAGAGCTGGTCGAAGAACTGCGGGACAACATCCTGCGTGATCGCTCCGACCAGGTCTCTGGGCCATCGGACAGGCTCTGGTCCGACCGCACCTTGGTTCGCTACATCAACGAGGCTCATCGGCGGTTCGCGCGGTTGAGCCTCATTTTGCGTGACGGCACCACGCCGCAGTGCTGCCAGGTCACGCTGAACGCCAACACCGACACCTACGAGCTTGACCCGAGCGTGCTGCAGGTGATCTCCGCGAAATTCGCCGGCCA